CCGATTTTATTTCTTCGTGATATATCCTTTGGCTACGACCTCTCCGTTTTTGACCAGTTCTATTTCTCCGTAGGTAAAGCCCATTTCTTTGATAGCGATAAATCGGATATAATCGTGATATTCCGATTTCTTTGCAAAATTTCGCCCCGTGAGATTGTTGAAAATCATCGGAAGCGAAAACTCGCAATCCGACCGGAGTACGGCTTTTCCATTCTGCCGGATTTCGTGGGTCGGGTTCTGTTTATTCGTGTCTGTTTTCATGGTTTCGGTGGTATGGGCGGCTTTTGCCGCCCCGATTCTAATTGAATGCATGATTTAGGATTACGCTGTCAGTCGATTTTCTATAAGGTGCATATTGTGCTGAACGAGTTTTATAATCTGTTTGTGGTACGGACTGTCCTCGTTGCATACGCCTCGGCTCTGCGCCACCTCCAATCGGGATAGCGAAACCTCGACCGTTTCGAGCCGTTGGCCGTCTATCGTGGCCGAGAGGATCAGCGAATCGTCCCGGCGGTAATATTCGTTGGTAAAGACGCAATGGTGCATGGCTTCACCCTCCTGCCGGAACAGCTCGATGCTCTCCAAGACCCGGACATGGATTTTACCGTCCGTAAGGTCGATACCGAAAAAGCGCCCTTTGGCATCCCGGTATTGCTGTTCATGGCGTATCGCTTCCCGTATGCGTTCCTGCTCTCTCTGCTTGCGGTAATGCTCCCGTTTCAGTTCCACATAGCGGTTGTGTTCCGCTTCGAGGTCGGCGGGGCACACATATTTGGCATTGCGTAAATCCTTATTGAAAAAGCGCAACAGGTCTATATAGTCGCACCACATTCCCACATCGGTAATTGCGTACCCGCTGCGGGTAACGATACGGATACTCGGCCAATAGTCGTCCAATGTGCGGGTATTCTCGGCAAAGTGTTTCAAGAGCGTAACCTGTCCTGTTTTAAGCAGGGTTTCGGCACGGCTGTCGCGCAGCAGGGCGCAGAACATTTCCGGCGGGGAGATATGGTGAAACTGTCCGTTGTAACCGCTTCTTCGCAGTTCGGGCAGGAGTTGCGGCCGGGGATGAACACAACGGGGATGGATATTATACAGCGGCTTATGGGGGCGCAGTTCCAACGAGGTTGTATAATCCCACGTCTTGTAGAAAGGCCGGTTCGTTATGAGTCTTGCACGGGTGGCGCATCGCCCGTCCGGGGCGATCCACCGCTGCACGACTTCGAAATGAATGTATTTCGCCCTTTCTCCGATACGGACATAGTAGGCCAGATATACGAAGCGTAATACCTGCATCCCGTTATGGACGGTCATAAACAGGGCGTAGTTCGCCGTGTCGTAAATCCGGCGCAGGTGGTTGTCGTCTATGGTCAGCCGGGTGTGGCACGAGGGGCAGATACAATGCTTCCGCGCCGTCTTGTCCCTCCATGCGTGTCCGCACTCGGTGCAAGTTATCACGCCTTTTGTCGTCCTGCGTCCGTAACGGACGAAGCATCGGTCGAACGCCCATCGTATCTGCCGGGCGGAGATGGGGCGGAGCGTGCGCCCCGCCTCTTCTATTTGCTGTTCAAAACTATTTCTCGGTTGCATAATCTTGATAGTTCGGATTGATGAATTAGGCGGCAATGCGCTTTTGGATAAGGGGCATATTGTCATTTACAAGCTGCACGATTTTGTCGTGATACTCCGTTTGTTTGTTGCATACGCCCCGGCTTTGAATAACTTTGAGTTGGGAGAGGGATACCTCTACGGTTTCGATGCGCTTGCCGTCTATGGTTGCCGAAAAAATAAGCGAATCGGCTTTTTTATAGTATTCGTTCGTGCCGACGCAATGGTGCATGGCCTTTCCCTCCATGATGATTTCTTTCACACTCTCCAACACCCGAACGACGATCTGTCCGTCCGAAAACGCAAGGCCGAAGAATTTGGCTTTGGCTCTATGGTAGGCGCACTCTTTCTGAAAATATGCGGAGAGGTTTTCGGCTATTTCCCGCTCGGCTTCCCTGCGGGCGATTTTGGCTATACAGCGGTCATGTTCCCGTTTAAGGTCGGCGGGGCATACATATTTGGGGCTGTGCAGGTCTTTGCCCAATGTCCGCAAAGCGTCTATATAGTCGCACCATGTCGTTGCATCCGTGATTTTATAGCCGTTGCGGACGGCGATACGGATACTCGGCCAATACTTGTCGAATCTGCGACCGCTATCATCCAAATACAGTTGTAATAGGCTGTCTTGCCCCATTTTTAGCAGGGATTCCGCCCGGTTATCCGAAAGCAGGACACGGAATAAGGTCGTCGGGGTTTGACCGTACAATCCGCCCTTATATCCCGTTCGTTTCAGTTCGGGGATGAGTTTCATACGGGGGTAGATGTCATTCGTACCAATCTGATTATACACCCACGTTTCTCCATGTAACTCCAAATCAGAGAAATAAATCCACTGGTCGTAATACCTCGTGCCCCATACACGGCTCCGGGCGAGTGTGCAGTATTTGCCGTCGGGGGCTATCCAGCGTTGCATGATTTCATGACAGAAGCGGTTCAACGGCCTGCCGATTTTGGCATAGTAATTCACCATAAATACCCGGATAACCTGTAAGCCGTCGCAGGCGGTGATGTAGGTCGCATATTCCCGTTGCCGGAATTTCCGTTTGCGGGTGTCTTCGATACGCAGGCGTGTGCGGCAGGCGGGGCAGGTGCAATGTTGCTGTTTAGTATCGTTGTGGAACACCTCGCCGCAGTCGAGGCAGGTAACGACACCTTTTTTCGTGCGCCGACCTACCGATTCGATAACTTTGGTGTAGGCCCAGCGTTCCTGCGTCGGGGTAAGGGGTGGTAATTTCTTGCTGGCTTCGATTGCTTTCTGCTGGAATTTATTTCTCGGTTTCATGGTGTATCGAATTAAAATAGTGATGATTGGGTGGCTGTTTCGGTTTTCTTGGTCTTGTTCTTACCCTGCGTAATTTTCCGGTAGGCTTCCTCCGTTGCCTTTTGCATGGCTTGGCGCCGTGCTTCGGCCTTTTCTTCCTCGGTCAGTACAATAGTGTGGTTCACCACGACATTACATTTGAGGGGCTTGCCGATGTCGATGTCGTCCTCGTCGTAGTAGTGCAGGGCGAGCGAGTAGATTTCATCGTCCGCAAAGCCGTTGCACCCGCTTTGCTTCACGTAATTGAGGATAAATGTTATACAGTCGTCGATGTTCTTCTTCGGGTTGGCGTAACGGGGTGCGAACAATTCGTCCTCCTGCGCCCGGCGCTGTAAATAGCTTTGGATCGTCTGTTTGAAATAATCGGTCGCTTTCATGGCTTTGTGCTGTTTATGAATCAATTGCAGTGTTTCCCTCGTTTTCGAGAAAAGAGAGATAACCTTTAATGGCTTTTCGGCATCCCGTAACGTCGGGTGCGGCTTTACCTCGAAGTCGGTAATACCATATCGCCCTGTTCCGGTTCAATTCGGCTATGCGCTTGCGGAGCGTTCCTGCCGTGCGGATGTGTATGGCGAATCCGTCCCGTTTGGCGATGCTTATGAACTCATCGCCCGTTATCGTTCCTCCGGTTAAAAAGCGGCGTTTACACTCGTCGAGGCGTTGCTGTTCTTCCTGTTCCTTTTTCTGTGCGGCTTCCTTGTCTCGACGGCGGCGTGCCTCATCCTCTGCGGCCCGTTTCTTCAATATGGCTTCGCGGGACTGCCATAACGGGGCTGTATCCTCTCCCAATTCCTCAAACACGCGGATTTCCAGCAAACGGATATACTGCCCTTCTGCGGCCTGCTGTTTTACATGGTCTGCCCATCGCCTGCGAAAGTCGATAAGACGATTTTTGTAATTATTGTCGGCAAAGCGGTCGCGATTGCAATATTTCGGGATGAAATACACGCCTTTGATTGCGAACACAATCCCGAATATATCGTTGGTGTCGATACCGCAGCTATCCTTGTGGATGAAGGTCGTATAGATATTCTCCGCGAACGGGGTCAATTCCTTATGGCGACTGATGACGTTGTTGCCCGTATGGTCGTACATGATAACTTTTGTTTTCATCGGATTATATGTTTGGTCAATGATTCGTTTTTGGAATATGCTCCCCGGATAAATGTTCAACATAGCCAATACTCAATATCCACATCTGTAAGGGCGTAGGTTGTCTTTACGCTGGTGAGAAACTTGGCGTGCGCCGCTCTGAACCGGGCATTATATTCCTGCAAATCACCCCGGACGGGATGCTCTTCGCACCATTGTTTGAGAAAAACTTCGTTTGCCTTTAAGAATCGGAGAAACCGAGTGAGTTCGGGCGGCTCCGGGGCATCGTCGGGCAGGAAAAACACGCTTCCGCGCAGTTCGCCCGTTTGGGGATGTCGTGTAAACAACTGCCGGGCGGTTCCGATTCGGATATAATTGTCTTTTATACCGTACCGCTGTGTAACCGCCGGAATATCGACGGCCGTCTGAACCGAAAAGGGGGTTACTTTGATTGCATCGCGCTGGATATATTCGCCCTCTTTGAGTATGACTTTTACATTAGCCTGCGGTTCGCTTTGGGAGATATATTCGTTGAGTGTCATATCTGTTGATTTTTGCAGGGGGGGGGCGAGGCCACCGCTCCCGGATTGGATTACTGTCTTTGCGGATTACTTGATAAGCGTGTCGGTTACATAGAATTTGCGGTGGCAGTCCTTTTTCTTGAGTGCTTCTCCGAGAAGCCACGCGAACCGTTCGCGTCTGAACTCTTCGGATTTATCCTTGTGGCACGTCCAAGTCTCCTCCTTTTCGTATTGCCTGGCCTGTTCCTCCAATATGGGCAGGTATTCCGCCGTTGCGCTGTCCATTCGGAGGTAGTCTTTCGTGCCTTTGTGCCGGAAAGAGACGAGGCAGTAATTTTCGGGGTACAGGCGTATCGTTTCGGTGGATTTCTCATAAAAACAGACCGCCAAATATTTGTCTGACACTTTTTTGTAGGTAAAATTGTTATGGCAGTATTTTTCTATCGTGTCGGAAATGATCGCATCTTCGGATAATTCCTCCCGCAGTTCCTTTTCCACCCGTCTGAATGCGTCGGACAATGAGGGATAAACGGCGGTTATTTCTATCCGTTTGTTTTTGGTATCGTCTTCGGCCTGCTTACGGGTCGATGCGATGATGATGTTGTAGCGGTTGTCGCTCCATGTTTTGACCTCGATGTAATACCCTAAATCCGTGTTGATTGCATTGTGGGTGTTAAACGTGTCGGTCGAGCCTTGCCTTTGCAGATAAATGGTTTTCATATCTTTAACTTTTTATTATTCGTTGGTTTATGTGCGGGGACGGGGCTATCGCCCCCGGATTGGACTTTGGTATTATTCGGTCATGCCGATTAACTCGCGCACCTGCATTTCTTTCGCTTTGGGAAAGACCCACCCTGCGCATTTCTCTCCGCGGTAGGTCAGGCGCCCGTTGAACCGTCCGCCGAGGTCGGATAATGCGTCCTTTATGGGCTTCGTATCGCCGAACAGGGCGACGGCCTTTTCGGAGTAGTTCGTGAGGATAAAATCGCCCTGCACGGTTATCGGGCCGGCCTCCTGCGTGCGCTCCGGACTGGGACTGGTCAGCCGGATATTATTCTCGTCTCCGGCTATATAGGCCAACCGTTCGATAAATCCCTCGCGGGTGTAGTGGGTCATTTTGTGGATGCTCCACCCCGAATAAGGGCTTCTGCCGAGCGTGAAACCGGGGGAACGGTGTTCGTAGTCCTTGTTATATTCGGCCAAATACGCCGTTTCGGGCAGATTTCGGGCGGCTTTGCGCAATTCCCCGAAGCCGTTGCGGGGCGTGGTCGAAAAGCCGAGTATCACGGTGCGGACGCTGGTCGTTTCCCGGCATTCGCAGGTGTGGTCTGTGTATTCAGTCTTGTTGAGTTCGGCCACGATTACCCCCTGCACGTCGGCGGGCATCAGACGTTCCAGACGTTCCATCCCGATTGTTGCGATGCGATCGTGTTCGGTTTTGGCTCGTGCCTGTGCTTCGGCTTTCTCCTGCGCTTTCTGTTCGGCCTCCCTGGCAAGGGCGGCAACCTCCATTGCGTCCATAAATTCCGCAGGCGTGTCGGCGTAGTACATGCCGATACCGAATTTCTGCGAGTATGGCCGGAGGATGTCGGTACGCCGGATCGCTTTCGTTTCAAGGTTTACCAAATGGTACATATATCCGTTTGCGCCGTGTTCGACCATGTAGATTACATAGCGGTCGCGCGTCGCGCCGGGGCCTTCATGGATGACGATTTGGTTTTCCTTTGCGACTTGGATTTCGGTGTCGGTGGTCGTACCGCCGAGCAGGGAATAATACTTAGCCATGATTTTTAGTGTTTTAGAAGATTTGGGAAAAGAGAAAGGAGAAAAAGCCGATCAAAACGACGAGAGATAAAAGACAGGAGAGAATACCCCGCAGGAGATCATAGCAGAACAGAAAGGCCAAAACGACCCAAATAAAGCCGCTCCCGAAGAGATAAAAACCCAGCGCGACAGCCCCGATTTTCAGTCCCGCCCGCAAACCCGCACCCATGCTGAGTGGAAGGTTGGAGGTTTTCGGTTTCCTGTTCTTATTTTCTGTGCTTTTCATAACCTTTCGACTTTTTTTTTATGCCGTAGCGGAGCCGGTGTGGATGGTATCTGGTTTCAGGAGCATGAAAAAGAAGGGCTTAGCCCATGTCAAGATTTTTGCGGGAAATACGCTCGCCCGAAGGGAAAGAGGAAGATTTCTCGCAAAACCGCCCGGCGGCTTGATCTTGCAGGGGCGTGCAGCCCGTAAATACCTTTGCTTCTGAAACCAGATACCATCCACACCGGGTTCGTGAAGGCGGCTTATAAATGAGGAGAAAGGTTATGAAAAGTGCGGAAAATAACTGTGGCGAAGGGCGTAACGGATCAGCCATTCGCCCGCACACCAGACACGAAAAAGCCCGTATCTTCAGATCAGGATACGGGCTTGCGTGCCGCAGGAGCGACAGACGCTCCGGCAGGAGTTAGTCTATACGGTTTTTGCAAGGAAGATACCGGTTACGGAATTGGCGTCCAATTTTTCAAGTTCGCGTTTTATGAGCGTAAAGCTCATGCCGGTAGTCAGAATATCGTCGATTAGCAAAACGTCGCGCCCCTCGATATAATCCGGATCGAAGACTATGCCGGACATATCCCTTTGTTGCGTGCCTTTTTGTTGTTCCCTGTCGTACTCGATCCGGACGGCAGGAAAACCGTTGTCTATTATCAGCCGGCGGGAAAGTTCCCCGCAAAAAGACTCGAAACGCTGCCGGTGCCTCTCTTTCGTAGACGCCGGAAGAGGTAGCAGGATCGGATCGGCCAAGCCATTGAAAAACTCCATCCGTGAAATAGCCAGCGAGAAGAGTTTGGCGGCCAGCGACGCGCAGGCTCCCTCTTTGAAGCGGAATACGAGGTTAGTGACTTTCTTCTGTTCGCTCGTGAGTTTCAATTTATGCGACACGGGATAATAGTCGTGGATATAGAAACATAACGCCCCGTCCACGCGCAATTTACCCCGGAACCGATTGGTCATGGGATAATAGCTGCGGATGAAATCGCCCTTAAAGGTGAATTTCAGAATGTCGTGCCACAGCCGAAGGGTCTGCTCGTCCTCGACCCGGAACATCTCGCTGCCGTAAGCATCCTCTTCGGCCAGCCCCATGCCGATCCGCAAACGGTCGTTGAAACGGCCGGACGATACGATATACCAATCATAAGCACGGCATAGTATTTCGATGTCGCAGTCGTCGGTGCAGAGAAAGTAAAAGTTACTCTCCTCGTCCCGGACTAAAAGGAACTCGCCGCCGATCTGCATCATATCCTTCTCGATGTCGAAATAGTCCCCGAGCGGCATCGGGTAATCGGCATCTGCTATCTCGCAGGGTACTCCGAAACTGAAATTGGTAATCATAGTGCACAGTGTTATTCTTGTTCAAAAACGGTTCCCGGTCGTTCAGGCACTCAAATTTCGCATATTTTCTTTGCTTTTACAAATTCAAATCGGCGACGCCAACCGTGGCATATAGCGACGCCAACCCTTACATCTGCGTCGGCAAAAGGCTCGGACGTGTATTCCATAAAGTATTTTTGGGTTCCGGGAAAGCTAAACATTGTAATTATGGAGATGATAATGATCGAAAAACGGGTCTATGACTCTATGGTGGCCAAACTCGAAACGCTGGCCGGAAGGATCGAGGCTCTGAATGAAAAACAACAAAAACGCTTGGGCCATTGGCTCGACAATGAGGAGGTCTGCGAAATGCTGAGCATCGCTAAAAGGACGCTTCAGGCATATCGTGAAAAAAGGATCATTCCTTACACGCAAGTCGGACATAAAATCTACTATAAGCCGCAAGACGTAGAGGCATTGTTGAAACAATCGAAAAAGTAAACGGAGGAATAAGCTATGAGAAATAATATTGTGCAGGGTTCGGACAGTAGCGAGGCCGAAGTGTTCGACCTGATAAAGCGTATCGAAAAGGGTCTGGAAAAATTCGGTACGAACCATCGCCTGATTCTGGGCGGAGAATCGTACCTGACGGACAAGGAAATTTCGGAGCGGCTGAAAGTCCACCGACGGACGTTGCAGGAATACCGCAGCTCGGGAAAACTCCCTTATTACATGATATGCGGGAAAGTGCTGTACCGGGAGTCGGAGATCGAAAAGTTGCTCCGGGATTCATATAACGGAACGGATGATAAGGCATTGCTGTAACACCGGAACGAGAAGAAGGGCTGTCTGACAAATTCCCGAAATTGAAAATCGCCCCTGTCAGGATGAACTCCGACAGGGGCGAAAACGTTAGAATCAAGCTTGTTAGATGGCCTTTTTTTCGAGGTCAGTTCACTACCGTCCGTTCTACCTGCGAGACCTTCAGCACGACCATCCGGGAATGGGGGCGGTGGCTGATCCACCGCCGGAACGCCGCGCTCTGGGGCGTGTCCACCCGAAAGGCCAACGCCGAGATCATTTCCAAATTATACAGTTCAGCATGGGCCGTCGGAAGATTCGAGGTTTCCGACATACGCAGTGCGCCGTGTTTGTAAATCGCCCGGATATTGCTCGTGACCGCAGATACGAACACCTCGAACATCCGGGCAATCTCGGATGGGGTCAGCCACACATCGCCATCAGCACCGGGAGTTACGGTTACGGTATTGTACTCGATCGTTATCGTTCCTGTCGCTCTTTCTCCTGTCGTTGCCATATTGTTTGGATATTAGTTGGATAATTATACGAATATTTTTCTTTTCTGTCAAGCGAACGCTGCTTTTTCTTTGTCGGACTGTGCCCGTTTCTTTTTCATAACGCTCACATCCTCTTCGCATAAGACTATTTTCCGGCCTTTCGTTCTCGTTTTAAGCCCTTTCATATCTTCACCCACCTTTTTGTCGGTCACTTTGGCGTAAATCTGAGTCGTGGTGATGCTCTTGTGTCCCATCATACGGCTCACGGTTTCGATAGGCACGCCCATCGAGAGGGTAATATGTGTCCCGAAATTATGTCGGGCCTTATGGAAGGTCATATCGAAACCATATGCTTGTCCCAGTTTTCGCGTAAGTATGATAAGATGCTTCCGGCTGTAAAGGTTGAAAACCTTGTCGCTCTGACGTTCAGACCGGTATTTCTCGATGATCCGCAACGGAATCTCCAGCAACCGGACTGCCGAGGGGGTATCTGTTTTTTTGCGCCGTATATGAAGCCACCACGTTCCGTCGGCAGCCTGCGTGATGTCCTTATCCGAGAGCCGGGTCAGGTCGGAGTAGGACAGGCCCGTGAAGGTGGAGAAGAGAAACCAGTCCCGCACCTTTTGAAGATTGGGTTTATCGATGGGCGTTTCCATCAGCTTTTTGAGATCTTCGAGTTTGAGGTGGCGGCTCTTGCGTTCGGGCAACTCCGGGTGCAGCTTACCGTAAGGGTCGCGGCGGAGCGTACCTTGGCTGACAGCCCGTTTGGTCATTTTCTTCAGGCGGTACAGATGTTCGTGTACCGTCTTTTGCATCATATTGCACTCCATTCGCAGAAAGAGGTCGAAGTCATCGTAGAACGTTTTGTCGAGACTTCGGAGCGTGACGTCTTCCTGACCGCATTTTTGCTGTACGAATGCGGATAGGTGTTTGTAGGAGTTTTCGTAGCTAATATAGGTTTCTTTCGTGCGATCCACGCCGATTCGTTTGTAAAACTCGGCATTGTGTTCTCTGAACAGGGCCAGCAGCGTGAGCGGCTTCTGTCCTACTCCTTTTACGGCGTTCTTTACCAGTTCCGCCGTGACGAAGCCGAGGTCGTTGCGAATTCTCCGATAGTGGGCCTCGATCTGTTCGGTCAGCAGGTCGATGGCCCGGTTTACTTTGCGGGCGTTGGCACTCCGGCCGTCCGCGCGTCCTGTCTCCGGATTCCACAGCGACGGTTCGATGGCGGCTTTGATACCTATATGAGCCGATTCGGCGTCGATGCTGACTTTGCACAAGAGCTGGCAGGTACCGTCCTTGCGGACTTTAGTTCGATTGATATAGAACAGTACGGCGAACGTACTGCGGCGTTTTATCTCCTTATTGTTCGTTTCCATGATGATTCAGATTTGAAAAAGGTGATTACAGAGCTATCGAAAACCGCTCGGCGAGCTTCTTGTCGAGGTTTTGCGTATCCGCGCCGATTTTGTCATCGGTTACTTTGGCATAAATCTGTGTCGTGTCGATACGTGTGTGCCCCAACATCTTACTGACCGTTTCCAGCGGAACGCCCTGCGAAAGCGTGATTTCGGTGGCGTAGGTATGCCGTCCGCAGTGAAAAACGAGCCGCTTTTCGATACCGCAGATCGAGGCGATACGTTTCAGAGCCCGGTTGAGTGTAGTGTTGCCGTACATAGGAAGTAATTTCCCTTCCGGCGCGATACCCCTGTATTTGTCGAGAATATGGAGGGGAATATCGAGCAGCGGCAGTTCGTAGTCGATCTTCGTCTTCTTGCGCGTGGTTTTGATCCACACCTCGCCGTCCTCGGCAATTTCCAGATCATCTTCGCTCAGGCGGCACATATCCCCGTAAGGAATGCCCGTATAACACGAGAATAGGAACAGGTCGCGGGCTTGGTAGAGCGTCGGGTGATGGAGCGGCGTGGTCATCAGCCGGTGCAATTCGTCGGCAGTGAGGTATTTCTGCACCCTTTCGGGGCGTTTCGGTTCGTACCCGGCGAACGGGTCGGCCGTGATGATACCCTCCGACACCGCCTCACCGACGATCGTATTCAGCCTTGTGGTCAGCAGGACGATAGTTCCCGACGCGATGCGGCGTTCCGTCCGCAGGTAGAGGTCGTACCTGTCGATGAACGACCGGTCGAGGGCAGTAAAGGGAATATCCGAGAGTTTATACTGTGTTTGCAGAAAAGCGGAGATGCAGTTGCGGGCGTAGCGATAGGATCTGAGCGTGCCTTTCTCGCGGTTTACACCCACGCGTTTCTCGAAATGTTCGATAAACGTTTGAAAATAATTGAGCAGGGTTGTTTGCCCGGAAGCCTTGCCCAGCAGCAGATTCCGTACCTCTTCGGCGGTCACGACCTCCCGTATCGCAGACTGTTCCTTGTAGATGGCCAGCGCCGAGGCACGCAGTTCGTCCAATTGCCGATTGATTTCCCGCGTAGCGGCACTCTTTCCCGTGGCGCGGCCTGACGCCCACGACGATACGGGAACCGACATCTTGGCACTGAAAGCCGCCTCGGAATGGTTGCCGACGGTCAGCCGTGCCATGACAGGACAACAACCATCGGCATTCGTTTCGCTCTTTTTAAGGTAGAACGAGACCCTTACATCCATTTGTTCCATAACTCTATTATCTAATTGCAAAATTAGTTGATATAGAGCTATTTGAAACCATGAAAAATATAGCAGAACAGCGAAACAGAACCCCGGATCGAATAAACGCGGCTGTATTTTCCCGATAATCGAAAAAAAACGGTTATCTTTACAGTGCGAATACCAAAGATACAAGCGTTCTTTGCCGTAACACAAGCGGTTCGACAAGGTGTTTTTCAGCAAATTTTTTCGAGCCGAAAAAGGCAACGGATAAGTAGCAATCACCCTTCTTAATCTCTCACAATCCTACTTTTTAATGAGTTGGGCAGACAGAGAGATATACTGCTTGACTTTCTTTAGTGTCAGTCACTTATCTTAATCTATCCGATTCCTTCGTTTTTACGCGAGTTCTTCGTATATTTGCCCTTTGTAAGAATTTATGTGCGTATGCGGAAAAAACTGAGCTTGTTGCTGACCCTCGCGCTGTGCGCGGTATGCACCCTGCGGGTGCAGGCCGGGGAGCCCGAAAGTGAGACCTTTATCGAGCGGGGACGGTCGTTGTTCGACTACGGCCGCTGGAGCGATGCCCGGCATGAGTTCCTCCGGGCCCGGGACGTGCTCGCGCCTTCCGACCGTGTCGCGGCGCAGACGGTCGATTTCTACCTGGCGGCCTGTGCCGTCGAGCTGGGCAGCCGCGATGCCGAAGGGGCGCTCCGCGATTTCGAGGCACGTTATCCCGGTTCGGTCTACGCCAACGACGTGCGGTTTTCGCTGGGGTCGCTCTATTGCGCCGAGGGTGATATGAGGCGTGCCCGCGAGGCCTTCGCAAAGACCGATTACAAGGCGCTGAGCCGCTCACGCAAGGAGCAGTACGACATCCGCATGGGCTATGTCGAATTCACCGACGGCAATTACGACAAGGCTTTCGGTTATTTCGACCGCATCGGCCCCCAGAGCGAATATGCCGACCATGCACTCTATTACAAATCCTATATCGACTATGCCGAAGGGCGCTACGGGCGTGCGAAACAGGGCTTCACGGCCTTGCAGCGCAGCGATGCCTACCGTGCCGTGGTGCCGTATTACCTCCTGCAGATCGAATTCCGCGACGGAAACTACCGTTATGTCGTCGAGAACGGCGACGAACTGGTGCGCCGCGCCGTGCCCGAACGCCGGCAGGAACTGGAGCGCGTCATCGCCGAATCGTGGTTTCACCTGGGCGACTATAACAAGACCATCGGGCATCTGGACGCTTTTACGGCTGCCGGCGGCGAACTCGACCGTGACGGCAGCTATCTGATGGGCTTCTCGCTTTACCGCACGGCACGCTATCCCGAGGCTGCGGAGTTCCTGCGCAAGGCCTGCGGTGCCGAGGATGCGCTGACGCAGAATGCCTCGTACCACCTGGCCGACTGCTACCTGCGTGCGGGTGACAAGCAGGCCGCCATGCAGTCGTTCGCCATGGCTGCGGACGACAAGCTCGATCCGGCCATCGCCGAAGATGCGCTGTTCAACTACGGCAAACTGCAATACGAGCTGGGCGGCGGTGCCTTCAACGGCGCGATCAACGTGCTGACGCGCTATGTCGCGCAGTATCCCGATTCTCCGCGCGTGGGCGAAGCCCGTTCGCTGCTGATCGCGGCCTACTACAATTCGAACGATTACGACGCGGCTTACCGGGCCATCAAATCCTTCCCGACGCAGGATGCCGACATCCGAGCCGCATTGCAGAAGATCACCTATTTCCGCGGTCTGGAGGCGTACAGCGCCGGCGACATGCGTGCCGCGCAGCGTTACCTGGCCGAATCCGCGGCCATCAATGTCAGCCCCAAATACAGTGCGCTCAACTCCTTCTGGCAGGGCGAAATCGCCTTCGCACAGGGCGACTATACGGTCGCTGCGGCCAAATACAACGCCTACCTGAAGCGTGCCCCCCGCAGCGAGGACGAATATGCCATGGCGCTCTACAACCTCGGCTACTGCGATTTCTCGCGCAAGGACATGGCCGGGGCGCGCAGTTCGTTCGAGAAGTTCCTCGAAACCTATCCGGCCCGCGACCGCTACCGCGCCGATGCCTACAACCGGCTGGGCGACATCCGCTATTCCGACCGCGAATTTGAAGCGGCCGTGGGGGATTACGACCGTGCCGTTGCGCTGAACACCCCCGAACGCTATTACGCACAGTATAAACGCGCCGTGACGCTCGGCATCCTCGGGCGCACGGAGCCCAAGCTGCAGGCGCTGCGGCAGATCGTTACTGCAGGGCAGGGCGACTATGTCGATGCCGCCTCGTACGAGCTCGGCCGTTCCTATATCGCGCAGGAACGCTATGCCGAAGGTGCCGGACAATTGGAACGGTTCATTGCCGACTATCCCTCGTCGCCGCGCCGTGCACAGGCGCTTGCCGACCTGGGGCTCGCCTACCTCAACCTGGGGGACAAGGAAAAGTCGCTGAAATATTACGACATGGTGGTCGAGACGGCCCCGCAGTCGTCCGAAGCCAAAGGGGCCATGCAGGGTATCCGCGAGATCTATGTCTCGGACGGCAAGGTCGACGACTATTTCGATTATGCCGCCAGGGTGGGCATGGAGAGCGACCTGACAGCCATGTCGCGCGACTCGCTGTCGTTTGCCGCCGCCCAGAAACTTTACCTGGCCGGGCAGACCGACGCTGCCGCCAAGTCGCTGCGCAGTTATGTCAGGAGTTACCCCAAGGGATATTACCTGAACGATGCCCTCTATTTCCTGAGCGACTGTTACCTCCGCACGGGCGAGCGCGGCGATGCCATCGAAACCCTCACCGAACTGGCCGGGCAGGGTACGAACCAGTATTCGGTCACGGTGCTCGAGAAACTTTCGGAGCTGACCTATGAGGACAAGCGTTACGACGAGGCCGCCGCCGCATTCCGCAAGTTGTACGACGTCACGACGACGGTGGCCGGGCGCGAGGATGCCATGACGGGCTACGTGCGCGCTACGCTGTCCGGGGGCGACGCTTCGAAAATCGAGGCGATGGCTGCCGATGTCGCCGCGCATCCCGATGCCGGGGCCGTGGCGCTGCGCGAATCGAAATTCGCATGGGCGGAGTTGCTGCGGCAGCAGGATCGCCGTGCCGATGCCGTGAAGCTTTACAGGGAACTGGCCGCGGACGTCCGCTCGAAGGAGGGTTCCGCCGCTGCCTATTACGTGCTGGAGGATACCTTCGAAAAGGGCGATATGGACAAGACCGAGAAGGCGGTATTCGCCTATTCCGAACGGGAACCCCAGGCCTACTGGCTGGCCAAGGCCTTCATCCTGCTGGGCGACGTCTATGTCCGCAAGGGAGACAACTTCCAGG